GGGCGGCAGATAGGATTGCAGCCGGGCAAGCGTGCCACCGCGCGCCGTCACGTCGGCGATCATGACCCGGCGCAGTTCGTCATAGGCGGCGGCGCCGGCATCGTCGGCGAGATCGGCCTGGCGCAGTGCCAGACGGTCGAGCGCCTCGGCCGCGCGATCGCGCGTCGCGGTCGCGTCGGGATAGGATGCGAAGCCGGCATCGGCGATCGCGCGCACCAGCTCGGCCGCGGCGGCAAGGTTGACCAGCTGGACATAGGCTGCCTGGTTGGCACGCTGGAGATCGCGCGCCGGCGTCGCGCCGCCGATCGGCGCGAGATCCTCGCCGAAACCGAGCAGCGCGGTGAAGGCGCCGATGCGGGAAAAGGGGCTGCCGATCGCCGAGACGCTCTGGATCAGGTCGACCGTCGCTACGCCGAGCCCGACGACGTTGCGCACCAGGCCGCCGGCGCCGAGCGCGCCGAGATTGGCCTGCACCAGGCGCAGCGTCGGGCCCGCGCCGCCCATCAGCGCGACCTGTACCGAGGTGGCGATCGCCGCGCCGCTGACCAGCTTGTTCGCCGCGTCCTCGACGAAGGCGGTGGCGCGCGCGACCGAGAACGCGCCGCCGAACTGCGCCTTGGCGGCCTCGGCCGAGCGGTTGGCCGCGTCCTTGGCGATCGCGCCGGTGTCGGCGGCCGGCTGCGGCACCGCCGGCAGGCCGCTTTCGAGGAAGGTGATCGCGAAGACTGCCATGCCGCCGTCGCTGCCGGCCGAATCGCGCCGGCTGAAACTATCGGCGCCGACCTGCATCGATCCGTACCAGGGATGGATCAGCGTGCCGGCGCCGGGCTTGAGCAGCGCCAGGCGCAGCGCATCGGCGCCGGCCGGATAGTCGGTACCGACGATATGGCAGTTGAGCGTGAAGCTGCCGGCCTTCTTGCCCAGGTCCTCGAGCACTGGCGTGTCGGACTGGGGGAATTCGTGGCTGACCAGGCGACGGCCGCCGCTCTCGTCGTGATCCTCGGTCACGAACGCGGCGCCGCGAAAGCTGCCCTTCTGCCAGCCGGCCGGCGCGCTCATGCGAAGCCACCCATGGTCTTGCCGGTGTCGAGTTCGACATCGGCGCCGGTCGCGGCAACCCGCGTCGGCGTGACACTCAGGCCGCGATCGGCGCTGATCTTGAGCGCGATCTTCGCGTGGCCGGGCGCGGCCGGCTTGGCGAAGTTCGGGGTGCTGTAGGGACTGACCGGGCGCGGCGCGCGGAGCAAGCCCTGGCTGCGGTCGACGCGAACGCCGCCGGTCAACGGTGCGCGCGGCGCACGGCGCGCGCCATCGCGAACCGCGCCGAAGAAGTTGCCGACCTGGTTGACGCTGCCGCCGGGACCGAACGGGCTGTCACGCACCCCGGCATCATGGGCATTCTGCGCGAGCCCATTCAGGAACTTCGCCGGCCCGCTATCTTCGGAGCTGAGCCAGGCCACCGCCTTCGCCAGGTCGCGCACCGCACCAGCGAGCGTCGCGACGTCCTGGCCCATACCTTTCCAGTCGGCGTTACCCATCTTGCCGATGAAATCGCCCATGGATTTGCCGGTCTCGTCCGCCCATTTCTTGAGCGTGCCATCGGCCTCCATCTTGTCGATCCAGGCGGAGAAGCGATCGAGCTGGCGGTTGACGCTGGAGCCGAGGCCGGCCTCCCACACCCGCTTCGCGCTGATCGTCATGCGGTCCATGACGTTCGACCATTTGCCTTCCGTCGTCTGCGACAGGCGGTCCATGCCGCCGGCGAAGCGCTGGTTGAACACTTCGAACAGCACCTTGGTGATGTCGGCGCCGTTCTTTTTGGCGGTGCGCACCATCGCCTTGCCGTCGCGCATATAGTTGAAGGTGACCTGCTGCCCCTTCTGCGACGCCTTGATGCCGAATTCCTTGAGCCGTTCGAACTCGCCGGACTGGGCATCGGCAATCATCTCGACTGCCTGCATCAGATCCTTGCCCATGCCGCCGGCCGTGTCGCCGAGCGTGGTCAGCGACCCGTTCGTCGGGTCGATGCCGTAAGCCTTGAGGCGAATGAACGCCTCCATGACCTGGGCGACCTCATAGGGCGTCTTGCGCGCGAAATCGGTGACCCAGTCCATCGCCTTGTTGCCGGCGGCGACCGAGCCCATCAGGCCGGTCAGCTGGGTCCGGTATTTCTCGAATTCCATCCCGGCCGAAACGACCTTGTAGACCGCGCCCGTCGCGATGCCGAGCGCGGTACCGCCGGCGATCGCCACGCCGGTGCCGATCAGCCGACCGCCAAAGCCCGCCAGGCGCCGCATGCCCGCTTCGCTCAGCTTGGTCTTCGCCTCGAGCTTTGCGAGCGCGATCACACCGCGCCGCGCGGCCGAGCCCAGCGCGAAGCCCACGCCATGCGCCGCGCGCGCCAGTCGGCCGGCCGAGCGCTCGGTCGCGTTCATCTCGCGATCCACCTTCTTCAGGTCGGAAGACGTCTCGCGCGACGCTCGGCCGAGACCACGCATCGACTTGCCGACACCATCGACCGTGCGGGTGGCGCCGCGATTGATCGCTTCGATGATGAGAGAAAGCTTCATTATTCCCCCGAGGCGGCAACGCGGTCCGCCTGGCTCAGCCAGAACTCCAGTTCGACATCGTCGAGCTTCAGCGCCGCGCTACGCGACCAGCCGAAGCGAAAGACCAGATCGCCTAGGAGGTCGCGCCAGTTACTGAACCAGGCTCCCTGAAATAGCCGATGCATTCGTCGATGCGGTCGAGGTCGACGGCGTCGATCTTGCCGGTCACGACGCGCAACAGGCCGGTCATCTTCTCGAGCAGCAGGAAGAGCTTCTGGGTGCTCGTGCCGGGGCCATCGATCATCAACAGATCCTCACCGTTCAAACGGCGAAGCTGGACCTTGGTCAGCTGGTGCGACTCGCTGCCGACCATGTAATCGACCGGAATCAGCAGATTGTAGCTGTTGTCGGGGAGCAGATAGGCGGGGCGTGCGTCCTTTGTGTCGGCCATCACCGCACCTCCTCGGCCGGCGGGCCGTCGATCACGCAGTCGGCGGTGCCATCCGTCTTGATCGGGGGGGCGCCTTCAGATCGGGCATGGCGAATGACGTAGGTTACACCGGTGTCGAACTCCACGCTTACTGTCGAATCGGAAATCGCCCCGAACTCAGTCGCGCTGAAACCGCCCTTCGTCAGAGCCGAGAAGGTGAGCTTGGACGGCTTGGAGCTTTCCTTCCATGCACCCGATTCAAAATCTCCTTCGACGCCCTCGCGCATCGGGCCACCCGGATCGAGCGTCGTGTTGCCCTTGCCGGTGTCGTAGAGCCGGCCGTCGATCTTGATCTTCGCGCGGCCGATAACCTGGTTTGGATTGCCCATATCAGTCCCTTCTAAATGCTGCCTGAGAACCCGCTCAGAGGATGAATTCGGCGCGCGCGGCGAGCTGGAGCAGCCCGTTGACGACGTCGGGCGTCATCAGCACGTTCAGTTGCGTGCGGTTGGTGCTGTCGCGCTCGATCACGAGGTTGGCGATGAAGGTGTCGACATCCTCCATCAGGCCGGCATCCTGCCAGTCGCGCGCCAGCGCGATCGTCTCCGCGCGGATCGAGGCGATCGTGTCGCTGGTCAGCTTGGCGCGGGGGAACTTCTGCGCCATGCGAACGCGCCAGCTGTAGCGGTAATAGGACAGGGTCGCCGTGGTGGTGATGTCGAGCCAGCTGACATCGGCGAAGCCCAGGCCGTTGACGCGATAGGTGCTGATCAGCCGCTCGATCGTGACATTGCCGGCGGCGTCGACCTTCCACGTCGAGATCGCGTTGCGGAGAAGGCCGTCGCGGCCGGGATCGTCGAAGCGGTCGGCCGCCTTGGGCGGCAGGATGCCCGGCACCACAAGATCGGTCAGCGGGCGCGCCGGATCGATCTGCAGGTGGAACGCGGCAACCGCGGCGGTGGCGGCGGCGAATTCCCAGGGCGGGCTCGGCATCTTGTAGGCGCCGAGGATGGTGGTGAAGATGCCGTTGCGCGTCGCGCCGAAGCTCGAGCAGGTCGAAAGGCTGCCCGACAGGCCGGCATAGGCGCGGCCATCATTCTGCCGCGCCGGTCCCCAGCGCGACATCAGCTCGGCATCGGCGATCGTCAGGTTGGCGGCATCGTTGAAGCCCAGGACGATCGTCTGGTACCAGACGTCGCCGATCGCCGCGAACGCCGTGGTGAGATCCGGATTGGTCGCGCCGGCGGTGCCCGCGGCGACGGTGCTGGTCAGCCCGGCCGGGGTGACCTCGCCCTCATAGTAATTGAGCCGGATGTCGATATCGTTGCCGACCGTGCCCTTGTGCCGGCACGTCAGCGTGACGACGCCGGCGGCGCTCGACGCGGTCACCGGCAGGTCCGGCTGAGCGTTGACGGCAGCCGCGAGCGCGGTGGCGGCGACCGTCGCGCTGTCGCCGCTGGCGACCGCGACGGGCACCTTCTGGCCGCAGATCAGATAGGCGAGCGTGCCGGCAGTGGTCGACGGCCCGGTC